TTCATATTATTTTAATACTCTTAATTAAATTCTTTCAATTTCCTTTGCGGTTGTAAAACTAATATTTCATATTATTTTAATACTCTTAATTAAATTCTTTCAATTTCCTTTGCGGTTGTAAAATAAATGACTTAAACAAGTTATAACTAGTATTATAAATAGATTACAAATGGGTGATAATGATTTAAAAACTTTCTTTTCGAAAAAAGAAATGTGTTATTATGTAATGATTGATAAATTTTTTAAAAAATGTTCTGAGGATATGATAATAAAAATGATAAATATAATAAATGGCGAAGATAATATTTCATTAAGAATATTGGATTGGTTTGTTACTAGATATGCAAAAAAAGGAATAGATTTTACAAGTAAAAATGGGGACCTGTTTGATGTTCATATCAATTATAAAGCACAACTTAAATCATATAAGAAAAAATATTTTGATCCTTTCAGAAGAAAATATAAATTTAATTATCAGTTTACGATTAATGGAGAAAAAAAAACATTACTTACAACAATAGGACAACTTAATTTTTTTGGTTGGGCAATTAGTAACAATATCATTAATTTTGTGGATCAATATTTACAGCAAATTACTAAGGCAATGAATTTGTCTAACAAAGAAGATAAAAAGAAAAAAGCAGAAAAAAATAAATCAAAAAATACATCAGATGATTCTGACGAAGTATCCAATGACGATGATAATTATAATGACGATGATGATGATGATGACAATGACGATGATAATAATAATGATAATATTAATGATGACTATGATAATTATAACGAAATTGAACCAGATAATTCAGATAATTCAGATAATTCAGATAAATTAGATACTTCAAAAGATAGTATTGGTGACGCACATATCAATAAAAATACTGATCAAAAAATTCAAAAACAGATAAATAAACAAAAACAATTAATACACATAGAAGAAAAACAGGAAAAATCAGAAAAATCAGAAAAGCAAAAACAACAAAGTAACAGCAATGAACAAATGACAAAAAAGTCTCCTAAGAAATCAAACAGAGTTGTTGTTAGAGGTAAAAAAAAATCAGATATAAACATAAATGCTTCTAAGCGGATCGAGGTGGATGAAGTAGAGTTGACATTAAGTTTTGATTAAATTTATATAATAATTAATAACAAAAAGCTAATGTTATTAATATATAAACCACATCGGAGATATATGATAATATTATTCATTATAATAATAGCATATGTTTGCATTGTTGCATTAATATCATATAGTATATTTAATACTAAAAACCGTATGGAACTATTTAATAATTATTTTTATGAACCAAAGACTGGAGATATATATGCCGATTCAGATGATGAACCGTATGGGATGCATCCATTTCCTCCGAAACAAGATAAAATTATAACATGGTATTATGGTTATTTGAACGGTTTCATTCCTCCAATTGATCCACGATATAAAAAATATAAAATATCTCATTGGATGCCATCTGTTTAAGATTATAAAAACATAACATATTAATATATTATTATATATATAATAATATATCATGGAACATATCATAAAAACAAATCCTTATTTTATCATATTTTTAATATCATGTATACTATTTATGATATTGATCATTCTCGTCGTATTAAATTTTGAGAACGATATTGATGTTGATCAATTTATTCAAACATTATAAATCTTATACAACTTTTTACCTTATGATTGGGTATGATTCATAGTCATATTTGTTATCAACAATATTGTAATTATGATCTCATTGCACTAAAATAATTACGTAATTCTTCTTCAGTAGTTAATTCTACGCTATCTGGTATATATTTATCAGAATCTTCCAATTCTTCTATATCATCCAATTCTTGGTCGTCCTCTTCTTGATCATTGTCTGATTCTATTTGAGAATTATCTGAGTCTGAATTTTCAGATCCTGAAGAATTATTAGACTTATTAGATTTTTCAGATTCGTATATATCTCCGTCATCATTTATATTAGCATTATGACTTTTATAATTATTAGAATTATTAGAATTATTAGAATTGTTTATATTATTATGTTGTTTCAAAATATGGTCCAAAGAAATTGTTTGGACTGAATTTATTGACATAGATTTATTTATGTTATTTAAATTATTTAAATTGAAGTTAAAATTATTTAAATTATTATATTCATCAGTATTACGTGAATTTACAGGACTAGCTGTATCGTTGAATTCAGGTGAATCAACAAATGAATATTCATCCAATGTATATCTGACTCTTTTTATTTCATTTATTTTAATTTGATGGGGTGAAAAAACTGACTTTATTGTATTATCATAAATATTTACATAACATTCGACTATTATATCGATAGATGTTCCATCATGACAGTGACAATTAATAAATTCATTCAAGCTTACATTTTTTTTATTGATAAATATTTTCAATTTATTTTTTTCTGCAGAATATAAATCCATCGGTATACATATTATTTCGTCATCAATACATGAATCATATGAAAATTTTGTATTGACTGGTTTAATTTTTTTAATTATTTCTTTTAAGTTCGAAATAGTTTTTTCTTCAATAGACGATAATAAAATATGTGATTTATTTGAATCATTTATTTTCAGAGTCAATATATCATTATCAAGTGATAAAATTAATAGATTGGATATCTGAATAAATAATTGTCTGTTGTTCATTAAAAGAGGTACAACAATATTTTCTTCTTCTTTAGAATACGAACCATAAGTAATGTTATCGATGTCCATATTGTCATATCTGTGAATGAGAATATTCATTTTAGTAAAATTTTATTTATCTATATACCTACAATAAATAATATTTTTTGACAAAAAAACGAATCAAAATATTTTTTGTCATGTATTTATAATACATTCATTGTGAATACATTTATGGATATAGTTAAACCAATAAATTTATCGAAGTTATTTGAATTATTATTTGTTGAAAGTAAAAAAAGCAATGGACAAAAATTAGTTGAATTATTAAAAAATAAAATACAATTATTTATGAATAATCTGGATGGATATTGTGAAGAAAAATTAGGATCAGGATATTTTGGTGATGTTGTATCCAATACCATCAGCGGTTCTGTTGAAATAAAGATAAAAAATAAGAAAATACCGATGGAAGTTGCAATTAAAAAAATACGTTCACAAACAGGTGTATTTGATGTCATAAAATATGAGGATAGTATAATAATTTACAGCAATAATGAATTATCATGCGAAACAATTTTTTTTATGTTAGTTTCTGAATTGTGGATAAGAGAAATAACACCACATGTTCCTTATCTTATTGGTGCAGGAAAGTGTGATACAACATTACCTCCTAAAAATATAGATACTGCTCAAAATCTCACTCAATTAAAACAAGATACATTGTTGATTAATAGATTTGTTATAGAACGTCATGGATTGTCTGAAGAAATAATTGTTCAGAATAAGGGGATAAATCCCTTTGTAAATGAAGGTCCAAAAATAACAAAAACATATCTTAATAATCTAATGGATTTAATGAAATATATTTGTTTAAATAGGAAACAAGACAAAGCCTTACTACCAAATGACATACAATGTAATATAGTAGATTTACTAGACGGTTATTTTATAAGTTTTCTTCATACCGCTCATTTGTTATGGAAAAATTATAAAATAACTTTGTTAGACCAACACAGTAAAAATATATTTATTCATTGGATTGATAAACAAACGTATATGGGTACGAAATTATTGGATAATGTTAAATATATTTATTATAAGTTGACTAATAAAAACGAATATATAAGAATTCCTACATTCGGAACTTTGTTAAAAATTGGTGATTTAGGATCATGTGTTTCTAATCCGACAAATAATTTATTTATTGTAGGTGACTTACCCCAAATCGATGATTCATTAAAACATATTCATAAATATAAAACACAATTACCCATGTATATTGATTTCATGTTAAATATTAATTTTCTTCTACCGACAGATATATATGACCAAACGATCGTCAGCAAAATATTTCATCAAGAAATGTTTAAAGATCTTGTAATTTATGATGGGTATATGTCCAATGTAGATAAATATCCGTCTCCATACGATCTCTTGTTATATAATCCTGCATTCGATAAATATAGAGTCAATTCAATTATTGATAAAAAAAATATTCTTATTGTTTAATTCATTACTAAATATATTTTAAAAATTAACTTAAAATATATTAAATATTTATCTAATAAACTAAATCACTAATGCAATTAATTATAATGGCTATTTATTTTCTAGAAACAGCTGGTTTCTTTACAGCTGGAGCTTTGGCTGCAACTGGAACAGGGGCTGGGGCAGCAACTGGAGCGGGAGCTTTCTTTCCACCGACTGGTTTCTTGACTGGTTCAGGAACTGGTTCAGGTTCAGCTTCTTGTTCTTCTTCCTCTTCTCCTTCTTCTCCTTCTTCTCCTTCTACTTCTACTTCCTCTTCTTGTTCTTCTCCATCATCTTCTACTTCGACTTCTTCTTCTACTTCTACTTCTACTTCTTCCTCGACATATTCTACTTCTTCGTCACCTTCAGTTTCAATTTGTTCTTGGTTCTGAGCTGGTTGTGTTTGAACTGATTCATTATCGAATGCGTATGATCTGAATGCATTCTTAACTGAACCTGTTTTTTGGTTTCTTTCAGTGATTTCCATTTGAAGACATTTCAATGTAATACCGAATTCTTTTGGTTCACCTTTCTTTTTGGCGTTCTTTTCGGCCCATAATTTATTCATCATAATAACAAAACGACCCATCGAATTCCAAGTCAGGTACTCAGCAACATCTGTAACAGTGTTTGTGTTTTCAGCTAGTTCCGGTTTTCCATTTTCATTCAAGAAAACAGTTGTCATAATTCTACGATTATCGTTGAAATCAGTGTCGAACTTAACTTTACAGAATCTGAATCTTTCTTGTTTTGGTTTGCCATTTGCATTGCCATCATCCTCATCTGCTTCGGCAGCTTCCTTAACCAATTTAATGTATTTATATTTGTTTGCATTTTCACCAAAGATAGCAGTCTTGCATTTTTCAACATGTTCATCTATTTTTTCTAACATACTAAATAATGCATTACAATTATCTTGAGATGGATCCCATGGAATACGGAAATATTCACGATCTTTATCTTCTTTAATGAATTTGGCTGTCTTTTCATTCTTTTGAGGAATACCATACTGAGTAAATCTGAGTCCTTTAGTTTTAAACACAAAGTTTCTTGAAACATTTGGTAGATAGTCATAGTTTGCATAACTAATACCTTGTCCAGCACTTCTTTCGTTTTGATTGTCGATTTTAGTGAATGAAAGTTTCTTGCATTCAACATTTTCGCAGTCAACAGTTAATAGAGCATTGTTACCGTTTTTTTGGTTTGCCATTTTGTATAATTTGCTTGATTGTTTGATTGTATTGATTTGATGTTTTATATTATAGCTTTTTGTTTAAATAGTTTTAATTTCAACTTTTATGCATTCAATTTTATTGATAAACGCACCATAAAATAGTATTAATACGATTAAAAAAAGTTGATTATTATAATTTCTACATTATTTTTTGTATTAATAGATAATATATTATTATTTGATAAATAATAACATATACAAATATGGATCCTGAAGACAACGGCTTTGTTGACTTCGATGATTTTGACGAACCTAAACCAAAGCAAGAACAGTATCCGGACAGTGATTTATCATTTTTAACTAATACATTGTACAAAAAAGATGCAAAGCCTGTTTTTTTTGATCAAAAAACAATGTTGTACTATGTCGCAATGAGAACAAGAAAAATGTGTCCTATATCTTTCAAAGAAATGGACGATGATTCGAATGCATTTATATTTCACAATCAATGGAATCCATTAACGGGAGAACGATCTAATGACCGTGATCCGTACGGTCCCTTATACTTCGATCCAAACGATTTAGTAAAATATTTTTATGAAAATAGATTAAATGGTTTATGGGTACCGGAATCTCACACTGATGGAGAATATTATGAAGGATATTATGATTGTTATATTGGTTCTGGAGAAGATATGTATGTACAAAGTCGTGGGTATAATCCAGATAAATATCTCTTCAGATTACCAATAATAGATTGCTATTGGCTTTATGATAATGCGAACAATAATATTATTACATTTGGTCCTAAATTAACTGATTCAGAAATAAAATTAATCGATTCTGTTGCAGCAAGATCCCCCTATATATACAATTCATCATACCGACCATCACTTGTTCAAATGAAAAATTATTATGATGCGGCTTTATCAAAAACTCCTACAATCCCTGGAATAGAAAATATGACTCAAGAAGAGAGAGTTGCAGCGTATAATGCAGCTAATAGACGTGCAGTCGATATGCTTAGAAAAATGAAAGGATAAAAAAATAAAAATTTAGTGTATTTAAAAAGTTCATATAAATATATATTGACACATATTTTGTAATAAAATATATTGACACATATTTTGTAATAAAATATATTGATACATATTTTGTAATAAAATAAATTAAATCTCGATATTAAAATTTGATTGTAATAAAATAAATTAAATCTCGATATTAAAATTTGATGTTGGAGGAGCATAATCTGTATCATCGAACAATGATTTCGATGAATTATTTTTAATGATTGCCATTATTTTTTTATTGTCTACTTCTATTTTGTTTTTACTCATTCCGTAAATATTTCTATTTTCCATCATTGTATGCATTTTTTTACTTGTCTCCTCAGCAAACATATTTTTATTATTTTCTTTCAATTTCTTTAATATTTGGAACCTTTGAGATAGTGTTTCATCTATTTCCATTTGTTCTACTTTTATATGTAGACCATAATTGTAGGCATTGTACCATAATTTATTGACCGACAAAATAAATCTCATTTTTGTATTCGCCCTCAATGTTCTATGTAAATCACTTAATTTATGGTCTTTCCACTTATCATTTTTTGATTTAATTACATCGTTTCTATAAAATATCCGTATCATTAAATCATTTTGTGTTATAGCGCTATTATTTTTTGTGATAGTGTCGTCGGTCGATGTATTAACAAATGCATTTAATTTTAATTTAATCCATTCACATCCTTTTTGTAGATCTGTTGTGACCAGCTTATTATATGTTCTTCCTCCATTTTCGACTACTTTCTTAATCATTGATGGTGAACTTTCCTCTAATACACTGTCTCTATTTTCTTCCATATATTTATCTAATCTATGACAAAACTCGAATAATTCGTCCATTGTTTCATCATTTTTTTCCAACGATCTTTTAATGTATATGAATTTTTTATCTGAATCAGAATAATATTTAATATTTCTATTATAAGTTGCATTGTTTTGCAAAATAATACTTTTTGTTTGTGTTAAAATTGGTTCAACCTTTCCATTAATGCTATGATATGGGTATAACATAGTTGTATTAAATTTACTTAATTTTTTTGCTTGAATATTTTTAACATCAACTTCGGCACAATAAGTAATATTAGTAGTATTCCTATCAGAAACTTGACTAATATTTTTATCTTTATTTTGTTCCATATATTGATTATATTTTCTATTATTGTATAACTATTATTGATTTATAACGAATAAATTATAAATTCAATTTTTCTTATAAAAATTATATTTCAACACAATAGTTTTTGATGAATTCTATGGGCATATCTAATATATCCAACTGATTTTCATCAAATTTATTTTTGTAAACTAATGACTCAACAACAGGAATTATTTTATATTTTGTGTCGAATATCATAGCGAATTTCAACACGACATTAATCTCTATTACATCATCGTCGGGTATTGATTTAATATTTATAGGAACCAAATTCGTATCCGTTTTTTCATAAATAAATGTTCCGTATGTTAATATTTTATTAGTCTGTCCAGTTTGCGAATTAGTGTTAATACGAAGATCCATATTTATAATACACGCAATGACATTATCTTCTATGTCTATGGGATTAATATAAGCATCAGTTACTATATTATTAATAAATTTAATTATATTTATAAATTTGTTATTCATGTGAATATATAATATATTCGTATTTCTATTAATATGGTAATCATCATAAGTTATATAACCAGTTTCCATCATGAACGTTTCATAATCACAACCGCGTATTTTATTATACTTTATATACGCCGTTAGTGATTTCATGTAATTTATTTTATCTGTTTGATCTGTGTAATCTGTTTGATCTGTATGATCTATTTGATCTGTTTGATCTATTTGATCTGTTTGATTTATTTTTTGTTTTACTTTATTTGCATCTATCATAAAAATAAAATGGGGGAATAATATATTTGAACATTCTACATCTAAATAGTGCATATTAATTTATCTAAGTCCACTGATACTAAACAGTATTATAAAATTAATCATGGTGGGTATAATGTTTATAAATTACTTTATGAACATTTTATTAAAATAAATAAAAATAAATAAAAATAAATTTAAACAATTGGTATGAACATGTCGTTTTCTGCTTCATTATTTGTTATATCTTCAATGACAGTATTCTTACTGATATCATTATAAGTCTTGATATATTTTTGACCAATATCCTCAGTAAACTCGGAGTTTTGTATCATGTCTGTATCAAGTATAATATTACAATAACCGGTACCACCTTTAATTACAAGACCCGCCATAATTCTCGATGATACACCAGTCATATAATCTACTTCAGAAAATGCAGCTGCCGTCAACAAAATATCTACTGTTTTTTCGAATGATGCTCTGACTAATGGACCAGCATTAGTTTTACTCATACCATGGCGATCAATTGATGTTAACATACCATTGAAAGTCATCATATCAATCAATAATGATACGTGTTGATAGTTTACACTTGCACCTCCACGTTCATATGCATATATAATTTCTCTCAGTAAAGAAGCTCTCGCGGCCTCAATACCAAATGTTTCATACATAGCGACAATATCATTACAAATTGTTCTGTTAATATCAATATTGTTCAAATAACGGATATCATACAAGTTAGAACCTTGTGTGTATATAACATATTGTTTCTTTTTCTCTACATCATGATTTGGTCCATCAAACTCTAATACACGTTCTTCACTTATAGCACCGATTCCTGTAATTGATGAAATACCCTTAAGTTTAAAATTATCGACAACTAGATCGATAAATCCGTTAAGTGCAGTGACATCGAAATTAATCATATCGAATCTAATATGCAATACGGGCACTTTATCATAATCGGTATTACTCAATATTGATATTTGAGTTACATTATCGAGTATTGATTTTTCTTCTTTTTTAATTGATTTATCACTATGTCTTTTTTCCCAAATATGACAAAGTTTACTTTTAATTTCAACTAATGTCACTTCTTTTTCAAGTAATTTTTCTCTATTAAGTTCAATTCTAATTAACCATGGCATTGCTCCCGCATCTGCTTGACATGAATTCTTTGATGTGGAACTTGGAGTGAAAACCTTGTGAGCTCTGTCTTTTTCGATGAATCCGTCCTTTCTATATGGATCTGGATCGTAATAAACAGCCAACTTACCTCTTAAGTCACCAAGTGTAGTATATTCAATGTATGAAGCAATCTTGTTTGCCATATCTCTGCTTCCCATGTAATCTTTAGTTGGGTAAATAATCATCTGCGGAGTCTTAATATTTTTAGTTAAACTCAACAATTCCTGCATACGAGGCACACCTTGAGTTGTGGTAACCATAACAGCTACTCCCGAGTGATGGAAACTATCTCTTTGTAAAATTCCATTAAATACACCAAAGTTTTTAGTGTTTGCGACAGTAAAATCATATACATATTTATGTGTTGGTTGAACTTCATCTATTTTCATGATTTTGTCATAATATACATCATTTTTCTTAATATTGTTCATTATTTTAATATCGTTTTCTGTCTTAATCTTTTGTTTTTCAAATAATGATATCAATTGATCTCTCTGTATATCACCCTTTAAGAATGATAATTTATTATTTGGTATAAAATCTAGTCCACCGATAGATGATTTACTTCCAGTGAATTTATCTAATCTATCTTGTTTATAGTTTATACTTAATGTAAAATTATCTCTAAATCTCATAATATTGTTACAACTAATTCTTAAATTATATACTCTGTGTATATTCTCTCGTTTTGTTCCAAGATTATTTTGTGTTACTTGTGATTGTCCCATTTTTGAATATATACCATATCTCGACAATAATCTTGTGATACCCAATAACATTAATTTTGATACCGATGATGCTGTTATCGATCTACGACCTCCATTCATTGTTGCAACAGATCCATCACCACTAAAATATGAATCAATTAATCCTTTTACAAATTCGTCCGGTGCATTGAATGCAAAGTTGGGAACATATTTATTGTGTGATAATTTGCCACACCATTCTTTTGTTAATTTTGCTAATAATGTTGAATGTATTCTTACATCGTATTTATCTTCGGTAGCTAATCTTACATCTTCTTTATTTCCTTTAACAATATGATAACCAATTTTATATTTATCACAGAATTCAATTACTTTCTTTCTATAATTTTCATCATTATTCGATATTGCTACATATGTTTCTGACAAACATCCCTCGCTCAAATACGCTCCAATGAAGAACCCAAATTCTCTATCCAATGGAAGGTTTTCTGGTAATTCTAATGTCATATCTTTTCCTTTTCTCGGATAAATACATCCTTGTTTGTATTCTTGTTTAGTATATCCATCTAACACGAATTTAAGTGAATCCTGTCTTTGATAAGGAACAGTAAAGTCTTTACCACTATAATCTTTGAACCATTTATTATTTCCATTTTTATTATTTTCTTCTTTTAATTTTCTAGCTTTTTCAATTTCAGATCCGTAAATGAATTTATTTCTCGGTAAATATTTATCTAAACTTATTGATTCAATATATCCGTTTTTATATTCAGGAGTTTTTATCATTAATGGTAAATATGTATCTGTTGTTAACTCATCACCCCTTATTTCTACAATTTTATTATCTTTTCTTGTCAAAAATGATTTAGCTTTTGTTGCCATAATTTCACGACCTGATTGCGTGGTAACTTTCAACAATGTATTTGTACCATCTTTATTCATTGGCAAATGTTTTGTAATGGCTTCTACTTGTTGCCATGATAATTTACCATCTTCATCAATTGATTCGATATAATAATCTTTATCTTTTGTATCAAGATAATATGTATCTCCCATTTCATTTTCTTTATTATCTCCTAATTTTTTAACATTATTGTTGTTCTCTAACAAGTTATCAATAAATTTACCAATTTCTATAACTTCCACTGATTTCGTTTTGATATTGTAAATCAATATCATCTCAGTCCAATCTACTGAATTAAGTGTCATTTGAGTGCGTTACTACCTTTTTTATCATTTCAATACAAATTAATTATATGTCATGGATTAATTTATACTTACATGATAACGGTATCTCTACCGGGACTAGACTATATCTTAAGCTACAAATTTTCTATTAGCGGAAAATTGTAGCCCACTTCCATTTAGTCGTTGAGCATTTATCCATATAATAATGGAATTTAGTTGCGGATTGTCTAATTCTTTATATTGTTCCTCTACCTACAAGTTTCCCTGTAGCCATCAATGTATTACTACATTAACTTAGGAATAAAGACTCTAAAGATGTTCCCGCAATTTGAAAATGTTGCCAACCATGACGTTGACTTGCTATAGCTTTTACTATAACACCAGCCTATATTTAACTGGTTCACCAAGTGATTGAGCAGCTATAATACCAACCATTTCACCTGGTTCGATAAGATTTTTATTAAAAGCCTTGATGATCTGACTTGCAATTTCGTCTAACTGTTCTTTTGTAAAGTTATACTCAATCATACATCTCTTTGGTGATAACAAATCATACAAAGCAGCTACAAGGGATGTCTTTGCGACTCTATCATCTTTGTATTTGATTGATTCTTTATTTTGTCTCTCACTATTTTTCATAGTCAATAATTGAGTATTTTTATTATCTAATATTTCCACGAATTTAGATATAACATATTTGGCATCGATTGTTCCTTTTCCTGCTTTTAATTTAGCATCATTTTTATTGTTTTCAACAATACGATCAATATTAACTGGTAACATATATGTAGTATTCATTGTAATCCAGTTCATTCTGGTTTTAATTTGTGAAACACGTAATTTGTCTCTTATTCCGAGTATTTCTTGATAAATTTCTTCATTTTCTTGTTTAGTTAATCCGGAATGTTTTAACTCCTCATCTGTAAATTTATGTTTCTCAGCAATTTCCTTATCACCTAATTCTAACATTTTCATTGTATATTCATATTGTCTTGTTGTATCAGCTCCTGAATCACCGTATACGAATTGAATAATTTGGTTTAATGCTGATCTTGCAGTTCCATCATATTTAATCATGTAATCCTCCATCAACTTAATCAATTTATGTTGGATATATCCTGATTGCGAGGTATCAACAACATGAAGCCCATTGGCTAAACCAAAGTTTAATGTTGATGGTACAGTAAGATCGTAAACTTTTGGATATAATTTTACGTCAACTTTATTTATTTCAGTAATCGCATCAAGTACTACATCATTTTGTACAGTGAAATTTTTATGAGATGACAATATTCTAATTTTCATAAGTCTTTTATTTTTATTTTGTTCAGTAAGTGTTATTTTTTGTGAGAATAAACTTCCCCATTGTCCTCTGATTGCTAATGTATATCTTGGTGCAATGTCTTTTGTTCCCAAGTTATTTGATTTGATAATTGTTTTGGAAACTTTTCCAAATATACCTAGACGTGAACATAACATGCTAATTCCGTTAATTAATCTTTCAGAAGCAGATCCAACTTCTACAGAATTTTCCGTAATTGTTCCATCACCTGAAATATATCCATCGATTAATCCTATAATGAATTCATCTGGAGCTGTAAATGCATAATCTGGTACATACTTATGTTTAGCACCATGACTACATGTTTTTATTAAAAATTGACTTAATATTGATGAACATCCAGTAATTGTTTCAGATAATCCTCCGATTTTATTTATTTCTGATCTTTTACAACTATTAATTGAAAATTTATTAAACCAATTCTTTACAAATTCTTGGATTTCAATTTCATTGTTAGAAATACCTATATGTTGTTTACTAATACATCCTTCAGACAAATATAAACCTATAAACACACCATTATCTCTGTTCAATTCGAATTTATCGGGAATTAATACATGTTCTCTTGTAGATTGGAAGGCATATACATGTCCTTCTTTAATATTTGTAATATTTGATCTAACATTTGTTCTTCTTAATGAAGCAACTTTACTATATGGGAGTGTAAAACTTGTTCCATTTTCTTTATTCCACCATCCAGGATAAATATGTTCTCTCCCTTTCATAGCTTCATTCATTTTATTTGTAGCCATTATAAAATCTGTTCCGTAAACGAATTTATTCTTGGGGAAATAATCAATCATATCAACATATTTGTTTATGATCGGTGGAGTTGTTAATTTCATTGTTACGGGCATATAATCACCTATCTTAACTTCTGGTGTTAATGTGTGTAAGAATTTTTTTTCTTCCTTATTCCAAATTAGTAACGACTTGGATTCAGTTACAATAACTTTACGACCTCCCAATGTTTTAATTTCATATAACTCATTCCCAGGGTCATGGCGTATTATAGCTGTTATTTCTCCCCATGTAACTTTACCGTCTTCATCTGACGTTGGCACATATAATTTCTTTTCTGGTATATTCAGGAGTTCCATGTCTCTATCTTCGTAGTGCTTAACATCTTTAGTATTTTCGGATAATATATTATCTATCCAATCACCTATCATTACATGTTTTGGTTTATCATTTTCTATAATAACAATCGGTGTATCACCAGTAACTGATTTAATAGCCTGATCAATCAACCCTTCACGACCTGTCATATTGTGGAAGAAGAATTCAGGGAATGTTGTTCCTGCAATGAAGGGTCTCTTGATAAGACCTCTTGATTCTGAACTGTCTTCATCTTTGAAAAAATATGGAATCGATCTATCATGAATTTTCTTTGGCATAAGTTTACCTTCGAAAGCTTGTAAACCGACACAACCACCCATTTGACCTAAGTTAGTTGCATCACCTTTTGAACCACATGAAATCATAATATTAAAGTTATTTTCTGGTGCAATATTTTTCATCATAATTTTACCAACCTCTTCACGGATAACATTTAATTCACCGAAAATAGATTTCTCTAGTAAGTCGGTGTCCATAAGATCTGGATTGTTTTCTAAATCAGTAACCATGTGGTTGACCTTCAAATCTTTAGTTTCGAATAGTTTGTTAATTTGCATATCGACTTCCTTTGTAATTGCCGCATCACCGACACCAACTGTGAAGCCGTTATATAAGTTGAAATTGTTAATAAGTCTTTGAGTGTTATTCAAGAAGTTCTTTGTTTCATCCATACCGTATTCATCCCAAATTAATTGAGTTAAATTGTTTTTTTTCTTTGAACCTAACAAATCTTTAGTCATATAACCTTTCTCTAGAATACCATTTTTAATGATTAATGCTTTATCACCTTCACCTCTCTTTACATTAATCTTTGATGGAATAATCATAGAGAATATCTCATAACCGGTGTAATCTTCCTTTTTCTTGAATGCACTAAAGTCATCAAGTGAAGTGTATGAAACGATGTTCATAGCATTTTTTCTATCTATCATCATGTTTGGAGATGTTAAATTGTATGAACCAATCAAACCATCCTGCACGATACCAATAGAGGTACGTGAAGTTGCTGGAGAGATAATTTGTCTTTTAACATCTGCTATTTCTTCTAATTCGATCTGTGTTTGGATCGATTGACTGAGGAAAACGTTCATTTCCATCTTCCAATCGTTTATCATGCCACTTAATGGTTTAGACAAACATT